CACGTTTGAAATTGCGGCAAACGCGGCGTCGATTTGCGCCAGCGTCGTTATGCTACCGCCATTGATGGCGGTGAGCGTATTGCTCTCACACGTAAAACAGGCTTGCACAAACGTCGCCATTTGTTGAACGACATGTGCTAGTCCCGGCTCGTCGAGTTGCGTAAACGTGCCGTCGGCCAATTTCCAATCGGTGATATGGCCGGGATTGGCGACCGCGTAGTCGTGCGCGCTTGCGGCGGTATTGCGCGAAACCGGATCGCTCAAATACGGCTTGCCGCCAATACTCACGCCGCCGCTCGCCTTGGTGTAGCGAGCAAACGCATTATATGTGCGCGGCGTGCCCGGCGGATACTGTGTCGCTAATACGTTTTCGAGATCGGCCATTGTCGCCGCTTGCGACGGTGCATTGCCAGCGTCAAGCCAAGCGACATAGCCCGCGTCCGCAACCGGGACCGACATGGCGCGACCGCTTGACCATACGTTTGCTTGATCGCCCGCGACGATCCAATACCAGTCATTCGGTGTGTAAGCCGGTATAATTTGCATTGATCGTCTCCATCAAGAATAGATACCATAAGTGCCTATCGTTCCTGCGCTATCACCGGGAAAATAGTTTGCGCCGCTGCCATAGGTGTTGAGCCAAGCCAGATTATTCGCCTCGTATTTTTTGCCGACCGCAAAACCGGAAACGCTAAGCAATAGCGTGCCGATATAGCCATAGGTCACGCTGGCGCACGCGCCACCAAAGGCCGGAGTACCCTGACAAATGATGGTGTCGGACACTCCCGCGCTATAGATTTGTCCCGCGCTAGCATACAAATGATAACCAAATGACGCGTTTTCGATCACGCAACCGCGCATGATGACGGTGCCGCTTACATCGCTTTTGATGTTGGCACTATTCACCGCACCGGCATAATGAATGTGTGTACCGACTGATATCGCTGTGCCATTACCAGTTGCCCAAATGCAACCAATGATGGTCGTCGCCCCGCCGATGCCAATACGGAAGCCGTCAACATAAAATTGTGCGCCACCCGAGCCGTAAAAACACGGAACATTGCCGCTCGTGATAACGTAGCAATTGGCTGGCGTTGTCGTGTTGCCGATAATCTGCACGCCGCCGGGTCCTGTCGTGCCGGTGATGGGACCAGCAGCTTGAAGCGATCCTAGATAAGTGCCGTCAGCAACATGAATTGTAAGGGTGTGCCCGTTCAAATTGTATGTTTGTTGCGCGAAATTATAAGCCTTCTGAATGGTGAGAAACGGTTTGCTGGCCGTACCATCTCCGGTCGTGTCGTTGCCACTTGTCGCGACATAAAGATCAAGGCTCATTAACGCTAGGATCAAGCCGCCCGATTGCGGACTGGCCCCGGCACCGGTCTGCCATTGCGAACCGGTCCACCAAAACGCAACGAAATCATTAGCCGCCCATTCGTCTTTGCCAATTGCCGCGCCGCCTCGGCGAATGACGTTGGCAAAGCTGAACGTATTGAGCGCAAAGGTCGCCGGGCCGGTCGGCGCGGCATTCATTTTAACGACGACACACATTCCAACGGTGAGCGCATTTGGAACGGGCGATACCGAGGCCGAGAACGCGTTACCGGCATTGGCCGAGGTGCCACCGAAAATGATTTTGCCGCCTTGAATGGCTTTCGCTAATTGCGTCAGGTCGGCGTTATCCGGCGTCAGGCCGCCCGCCGCAATAACCTCGACGATTTCCCGTTGCGGATATTCAATCGAGGCGGCGGGCGGGATCGAGCCCATAGTCCCGGTCGACGGGTTGCCGTTAATGTACGGGTCGTTTGCGCCCGGCGCGCCGTAGGGTTGGTTGTATTTCATCGCGAGTCCTCGTTACGGTGTGCCGGCCATTGGATCGCCGGGATTGCTCAAGCCGGAATAGTCGAAAATAATTTCGGTGTGCGCGGGCTTGAGGCGGTTTAACAAACACTCAAGATCGTCGGCGATGCCGATACGCAAATGCGGATCGACGCCGCATTGACCGGACGCGCACCGGAACCAGGTCAATTTTGCCTGGTCAACGTGAACGGTCCAATAAAAGCGGTTGGTATCGGGACCAAGGCCGTAATACGGCCACTCGGAAAGCGCGCCGTCGGCGACCGGCGCGTCGCCGCGCGCGTTCATAATGGGAACGCCCCACTCGTTGCGCATCGGATCGGGCGGCAAGTCGCCGTAAACGCGCGCGTCGCCGACGCGATCAATGCCGACGACAAACGTACGGTATTCGGTAATCGTGATCGTGTAACCGATTTGGGCCGCGGTCGCGATAAAGAACGCGCGCGATTGCGCGCCGAGCATCGTCATCCGCATGACAAGTGCGAGGTGACGCTCGTCGATCGTTTGCGGCGCGGTATAACAAGGATCGGGCAAGCCGAAATTGTATTCCCATTCCGGCAAGAGCTCGATCGTCGTGCGCGGGTCGCTTTCGATCTCAAGTAAATCGGCGGCGCGCGCGTCGATCGGATCACCCCATATTTGGGAGAATCCGCCGACCAGCTTCATCAAGGTTGAATCGTATTCGCGCGGCCAGGCCGGGCCGACCGGCAATAGCGCGGCCAAGGCGTCGATATAATCGTCGCCGCTTCGCCTGATATGCTTGTCGGTCATTCGTTGTAAAGGATCGTGCCGAGGACGGCCATATAACCGGGCGCCGGCATCACCGCGTCGTCAAAAATCAACGTGTGATGATCCTCGCCGACCGCGTTGGATATCGCCTCGTCGACCCATGAGCGATAGATCGTTTGCCCTGGCGCGGCTTGCGCGTAGAGCATATTTTGGATGGATTGCTCGATCGCCGCGCGCGTTGCCTCGTCGTCGGTGACGAGGTCGAGGATCGTCATGTCGAGGAATTGTTTTATTGGCGCCATGACGTAGCAGTCTTTGACGGTGACCGGGCGATGCAAGTCGATATAGGCGGTAACCGTTTCGATATCCGCCGGCGTCGGCCAGCCGTCGTCCGACGCGCGCAAATCGTCCATGAGAAACCGCACCGTCATGGTGCCGGCGCCTTGCTCGGGCGATGCCCAGGCGCGGGTCACGCCTGGCACCTGTTTGGCCCATGCGACATAGTCGTAAGCGGCGCCGCCCATTGGCGGTTGACGAATCCGCTCAAGCACGCGCTGGCGCAATTCGTCGTCGCTTTCCATGTCGACGCCGCCGTCCATCGTGACAACGGTCACGATGCCGTCGACGCCGGCGAGCGCACTAACAAACGCCAGGCTTGAGCCCTCGTCGAGGTTGCCGGCGGCGCCGGCGTCAATGGCGCGGATGCCGACCGGCGTCGGCCCGCTCCCGACGGTTATTTGCTCGGTCGTCTCATAGAGCACGCCGCCGCCGGCGGTTAATTGCGATCCTTGCGGCAAGACGGTGCCGGCGATGCCGGTCACGGTCCCCGAGCCCGACGCAAACGTCGCCGGCTTGCGCCCGGCGCCCGGCAACCATATTGCCGCGTGACGGTCGAGCCATTCCGTTTCCGCGGTGTCGGGTAGCAATTGCAGCGACAGCCAATCAATGTAAAGCAAGACGAGGAAAGCGAGCCCGGCGTTGCCGTCGGCGAGCACGCGCAAAACGCTATTTGGAATCATCGCCGCCGAATGCAAGCGCGCGGTAATATAGTCGCGGTTTTGCTTGCGGACCTGGTCGAGCGTCGGCGTTGTCCAGGGCATTTATTGGCCTATCTCGTTCCAGAGGTCTTGAAATTGCAATTGAATGGTCGGCAACGGCCCGCGGTAAAGCATGACGTTGGCAACGATCGTTTGCAAAGCCGTGCGCGTGACGGTGACGTCGACGCGCGAGACGATTCGATTCTGAATGAACGGCTGTAACGCCTCGCGGACATAACTATCGACGCGCGCGAGCGTTGAGCCCTGGTGCGCCTCAAAGCCGGTGATCTTGTGCCGGTCAAGCAACCATAGGCGCGAGCCGATCGGCCAGCCGTTCCAAATCGCGTCGGCGTTTTCGTCGGCCCACCATCCGCGCCGGTCGGTATCCTCCTCGCCGTTCGGCAAAATATCGTCGGCGTTGGCGCGCCGGTTGGTGCCGAGCGCGACGATCACCGCCGACG